AAATCTTTAAATAATGATTCTTTTTTTATGATTTCTGTATATTTTTCTTTATTATCTTCCGAAGCAAATTTATATATTGTTGAAATAGTATATCCATCAGATGACATATATGTAAAACCATCATATATTTTCTTAGTTTTATCAATACCTTCATATTTTACACTTTTTGATGAAATATAATTAAATAATTCAAATCCATCTTTTCCAAAAGCATTTTTTAACGCCATCCCAATTATAATCCAATCATTATATAAATCATATCTCTCTTGTCTTAAACACATATCAAATAATTTTATTAAAATTATATGTTCATTTTTATTATAAAATTCTTTTGTAAAATCAGTTATTTTATCATCTTTTTTATCATTAATTTTATTATCATTAATATTATTATCAATAATTTTATTATTATTTTTTTCTTTATTATTATTTTTATTTTTATTTTTATCTTTTTTAATATCAATATATTTATAAGAATCAATGCATATAGAATTTTTAGGAATATAATCAACAATAAAATCTTGAATATTACCTTTTTCAATTATATGTTCAGTACTTTCTTTACTTTCTTTTGTTTGATTTGGATATCTGAACCAACCATCTTTATATATTCCACTATCAACAACTTTATTTAATTTTTTATTTTCATCATAATAATTAAATATATCTTTATGATATTTAAAAAAATTTTCATGTATTTCTTTTAATTTTGTTGTCGATGCATAATATTTTGATATAGAATAATGATAAGAACCTAATTTAGATTTATTTATAGTATATGATATATCATTTAATGTTATTTTAATATTGTAATATTTATCTAGAAAAAATATTAATAATCCAAAGAATTTTATAGGATCATTGTCTTTATAATAATCACAATCACCAAAAAATATATAAAAACTATTTTTTTGAATTCTCATGTGATAACCTCCATCTGATTTGAGTAATTTTATCATATCTTTTAATTCATATTCTTCATATTCTTCATCTATAAAATCTTTTGTCTTACCTGCATATGTATCGATTGTGTAGACTTTGAAAATATTTTTTTCTAAATCTATAGTAGAGGTGGAAATGTTGGTCGCATTTCCATCTAATAAATTTTGTTCACACATTTTTATATAATATACATATATAAAAATATTTTAATTTATTTTCCGCGAAAAAAAAAGTTTTTTATATATTTTTTTTTATTCAATATGATAAATTAAAAATGTTTTGCGATAATTTTCATCATTAATTTGTATAGTTTTATCTTTTTTAACAACAATTGGCGAATAACCTAATTGTTTTATCATACCACGAAAAAAATTTATAACATAATTATCACTTTTTCTATAATATCCACATTTTACTTTATCAAAATGCTTATATAATTCTGGTTCCATTTCATTTAATTTATCTAGATTTTCTTGTTTCAATATTTCTTGTCTAGTAATATCTTTGAAATCCAAAATATCAATAATATTTGGTTTATTATTATTAGTTAATATATGATTTAGAAATTGTAGAGCAATAATATATTTAGGATCATTCTTATCAACAATTCTGTCTGCCATATTATAATATACTTATAATAATATAATATTAAATTTAAATAAATTTTATTCAATTTTTATTTATAAAAAAATATTAAAAACTAATAACTAAAATAACCACTAATAGTTTCTATAAATTTTTCTTTATTTAACAATTTCTTAGTTGTTCGATCATTTATAAATTCTTTATTAAATTCTTCTTCATCATTTTTACAATCCTTTTCTATATCATTTATTTGTTTTTCTATAATATTCATATAATTTAATATATGTAATGGTATTTGTGCTTTTGTCTTTTCATCTTCTGTTAATTTATCATATAATCTATATAATGACATTTTGTAATTATTCGTTTCTTTTAAACTATTTTGATAAAAATCAAATATTATTTCATAATATTTATGATTTTCATATTTTATATAACTTTCTAATGTGTTATTAATAATATTATCATTTAATTCATTATATAAATCATCTTCATCATAAAAATATGGATTAACATTATCTAAACTAAATATACAATGTATTATTTTTTTTTTTTCATTCATTTTATTTAATAAATGTTTATAATAACTATTTTTTATTAAATATTGTTCTAATAATATACGTATTAAAATTGCATTATAATTTAATTTACAAAATTGTGGTTCAACTATAAAATTTATTATATATTTATCATTAAATCCTAATAATTCATATTTATTACGTATACTAAAATCATTTGATTTTGTCTTTAAAAATATCTTTTGGTCCTCATTATATAACTTTTTATGTTCAAAGTTATATTTATTAGTTATATGTGTGTCAAAATTATTACACATATTTTCTATTTGTCTTAAAATATAATAATGGTCTGTATAACTTGTGCATATTTTATTATGATCTTGTGTTTTTTGTGTATCAATTTTATTATTATTTGTAAAAAATGTATCACATATACAATTGTCTTTATTACTGTGTTTTAACGTATCATTATATGTTTGATCAATATAATATATAATATCGTATAAATTCATAATGGATGGTTCTTCATAAAATATACCATTATCAATTATTTGTTTTGAATAATAATATATGATACTTTCTAATGGACATAATCTTGGTATACGATCAATATCTGGTTTAAAATTATTAATTATTTTTTTTTGTATGTTTTTTAAATTATCTTCTATAAATTCTTTATATTTATTATGTTTACTATTAATAGAACGATTAGAAAATTCGAATATTGGTATTATTGTATTTTTTTGATATTGTTGATCTTTATTATTATCAGTTATATCTTTTAATATTTTACTATAATTTTTCCATTTACAAAATTTAATTGATTTTTTAGGAATTTCATTTAATTTTCTAATAAATTGATGTGGATTAAATTCGATATCTTTTTGTTTTGTTTCTCTATTATAAACATTTATATTTTCATCTTTTAATAATTCACATAATATATTATACTTAAAAACTGCATTTCTTAATGTATGATGTCCCCAATCAATATTATTCTTATTTTCTTTTTTATTTTTATCCCATATTTCATCTAATTTTATTTTGTGTTCAATTATCATATTATTATATTTATTAAATTCAATCTCATTTTCTAATATATAATCTATTATTTTTTCTAATTTATAATTTTTATTAATTTTTTTTAAATTATTTACATGATAATTATCTATTTTATAAATTTCACAATCTCTAAATCTATTATATATATTATCATTATTATTTACCAGACCAATATATAAAAATCTTTTTTGTCTTGTTAATGCAACATGTAATAATGATTCATATATTAAATTATCCTTTTCTTCACAATATATATCTTTATTAAATATTGATAAACTATATTCCGAAATACCTATTAAGAATACAACATTACGCCCATCGCCTTTTGATGCATGTATTGATACCATTCTTGTAGCATATTTTGATTCATCTAAATTTATTGGTTTACCTTCTGTTGAAAAGTGTAAATGTGCAAATTTATAATATATATTTTCATCTAATTTATCCTTCCAATATTTATTATTTACTAATACTTTATTTCTATATTCATCTTCTTTAAATTTATCTAACCAGAATTGTTGTATTTTTTCTTCAAGCATTCTTGCTAAATAATTTTTTTTTATTAATGGAAATATAAACATAAAATCTTCAGGTAAATATCCACCATTTTTTGTTATTGGATCTTTGTTTAATATTTTACTTTTATCATAATCATCTATCGATAGTTTAATTTGTTCATCCATTTTTTTTAAAATATCTTTTATAACTGAATTTATTTTATCATAATTATCATCATTATCATTTATTGAATCATTGTAAATTTCTGGTATTTCAAATATCTCATATGGTTTTTCTGTATCTTTATGATTATTACATGTTTCGCAGATTTTTTGTATTGGTTCTAAATTATATTTTTCAAATTTGATATGTTTATTTACAAAATCAATAAATTGTATATTATGAAATCGTTTAACTTGATTTATACCTGTATTATAAATTACATTTGAATTGTTTTTATAATTATTAATAAAATATGTAAATACATTATTTTTTTCTAAAATACTTTGTAATTTATCACCAATAATATATAAATCAATACCTGTTTTATTCATAATTTTTTCACATGCTTCAATATATGAAGATTCTAGATCTTGTGCTTCATCAATAATTATTAAACATTTATTATTTAATTTCATTGTTGAAAAATTACCTTTTTGTATTTTTCCAGTATTTTTATCTATATTATTACTATATCCTTCTTGTAATATTATTGAATTTACTAAATCTTTAAAAAAGTCATTACCATTTGTATTTTTATTTCCAATTGCATACATAAACGAATCAATAGTTGAAATTATTATTTGTTTTTGTTGTTTTGTATTATGATCAATAATATAATTAATTTTAATTTTATTATTTTTATTTTTATTACCATACTTAATTCCTATATAATCTTTATTATCTTTAATTATATTATCTTCATCTAAATTTAATATTATTGCTTTTCTTTCATATTGTTCTGTAAATTCTTTATGAATTATATTAACAGCAGAATTCATCTTTGTTAAATATATGAAATAATCTTTATTTTTAAATCTATCATCATTTTTTAATTGTATACTTTCATATGTTTTACCACATCCAGCACCACGTTGATTTATATATATTTTTCCAATATTAATATTTTTATATTCTGTCCATATATTTATATCATATTTTAATGAATTTATAAACTCTTCTTTTGATTTTTTTATATTTACTGAAATAAAGTTATTAATTATTTTATTTGGTTCAATCTTATAAATAATATTATTATAATCAATATATATATATAAACAATTTTTAAATGATTCGTATTTCCAAAAATTATTAATAAATTCTATCTTATATTCAGTATTTATGTCATTATTAATTATAGTTATATCATTATTACATTCTATTATCCAAAAAATATTTTTATTATGATCAATATAATTTTTATTACGTTCGTCTACCAATTCCAATGATATTTTTGAATATTGAAATTCTATTACATTATTATCAATACATACATCTGCACGTCTATTTCCTATTGTAATTTCTTGTTTATTTTTATCAAAATTATTTTGCCATGAGCGATGCCATTCTGTCATTTCATTATCTCCATTATTTTTATGTTTAAAATGTGATTTACGAGTTTCAGATTCATATTTTATTAAATCTTTTTTATTTTCGCATACTAAAAATTTTTTATTTTTTAAAATTTTTTTCTGTAATTTTTTATTATTTATATAATCTATAATAGTAATCTTATTAGTATTACTTAATTCATCATCTTTATTTTTAATAATATATGCTATTTGTGAATCAAATATACAATTACAAAAATGTGACATAATAATAAATATATTTTATATTTTTTATATATGTTTATATATCACATATTTTATTCAACTTTTATTTCATATTTATAATGTAACATATAATTAGTTAAAAAATATAATTAGTTAAAAAATATAATTAGTTAAAAAATATAATTAGTTAAAAAATACAAAAATATTAATATTTATTTATACTTTTTATTATTATCCTTTATACGCCTAAAAAATATATCAAAAGTAACACAAAATATTTTTTAAATATTTTGCTTTAGGCAAAGTTTAAATTTAAATTTTTAACTTTGCCTTACATGAATCTTAACTAATATCAGTGTTACACACCTAAAAATATTAATTTTTAGAGATTGGAGTTATCAAAGATAACTTATAATTATAGGCTATTAATGGTTATACAAATAATAAATTATAGATAATATAAATATAATATAAATATAATATAAAATATATTTTTTTATAATTATAATATATATATATATGGATTATAGACAAAAATATTTAAAATATAAAAATAAATATTTACAATATAAAAATAAATATTTACAATTAAAAGGTGGTAGTGTTATTCCTCCGGTAGAAAATGATCAAAATGGTCAGAATGATCATAATAATTTTCAAAATCTACGAAATCAACAAGTACAACCACCACCACCACCACAACCAGGGAGACTTATGAGACAAAATGCGGTTGCGCCGAACGAACAAGAGATATTACAAGCTGAAGCACGTCATCGAGAAAGACTTGCAAGAGAACGTGAAGATCGTGAAAGAGTAGAACGACATCAAGCACTACTAATTCAAAATCTACAAAATCAACAAGTACA